CTGACTACGATGCTGCTGCTGGTTCAACAAGCTTTACAATAAATTCATATATTAGCACTTCTGCAGGAACAAAACAAAGAGTAAATGAAGATGGAAGTTTTACAGGAGTAACAGAAACAGACTATTGGCAAGTTGCAACTACAGGAACAAAAACAGCACTAGGCACTCCTTCATCCTCTAATGCAAATTTTAAACAAGTAAGAATATATTCAACTTATAGTAGTCCAAGTACTACTACATATTCAGCATATACAGATGATAGATATAATTCTTATGTAAATTACACAGATAGTGGCGTTACTTTCTTATGGAAAGCAAAAAGATCACAAAATACTGCAGCAGGTAGTTTTAGTTATACAGCACCTGCTTTTAATCAATACTGGAGTAGAGGAGATGTTTGCGGAAAACGATTAACTTCTTGCTCAAAAAGATTTGGATTTGATCCAATAACTCCAGCAGATTCTACAAGTACAGGAAAAGCAAAGCAGAGAACAACAGTAACATTACCTTTTGGAGGCTTTCCAGGTGCAAGAAAATATTCGTAATCTTTTACCTGAAATATATAAACACGTAGAAGAAGAAGCCCCAAAAGAAGCTTGTGGAATTATTGTAGAAAATAAAAATTTTTTAAAATATATTCGAATGGAAAATGAAAGTCCATATGAAGATGACTTTATAATGAACTCAAAAGAGTGGGTTAAACATTCGATCATATCAAAAATATTATATATAGTCCATAGTCACTATATGGAAGATTGTTATCCAAGTGACCACGATAAAAACATTGCAAAAGTTTTAGGTATACCATATTTAATTGTATCATACCCAAATAAAGGAGAGTTTATTTATGACCCACGTTAAATTGATGGGAGAATTAGGAGAAAAATTCGGAACGGATTGGCAAGTTAATTGTCCAAATATCCGTGATATTTTTCGTCTTATTGACTGTCAAACAGATGGTTTTAATAATTATTTACTAGATTGTCATGAAAAAAATATATCTTTTGCTATAGAAAATAGTGGAGATTTATTATCCGCAGATGAATTATTTTTAAATGGAATACCAAAAGATACATTGATAATTACTCCTGTACCCGCAGGAGCAAAAAAAGGATGGGCAAAATTAGTTTTAGCCGCTGTTATTTATGTAGTTACGAAAGTTGCAACTGGAGGAGCAGCTCCTTCTGAAGTGGCTTTTGAGGTAGCAGGCATGGAAGTAACCTACGGTCAACTAGCAAGTGTTGGATATTCAATGGCAACTTCAATGGCTATGACAGGTATTACTCAATTAACTACACAAACTCCTGATGGAACAACAGGGGATGATAGTTATTTATTTGACGGAGTTAATAATGCAGCAAAAGCAGGAGAACCTGTTCCAGTAGCATATGGAGAGCTTATTGTAGGGGGAACTTTAATGAGTCAAGGATTTACTACCCAAAAAAGTAAAAACTGGAGCGGGTTTTGGTATGCAGATGATTCATTATCAGATTGGAATGATTCTTACTATGATGGAGATAGTGGAGGATATAATGACGATGATCGAGGCCAAGGCGGAGGAGGTCGACCAGGAGACGGCGGCGGAAACACAGGAGATGTACAAAAACACTAATGGCAAAAGAATCTAATTATAAAAGTTTTGGAACAAAAACACTAACAGACCGTACAAATCCAAATAAGGAACAAACTGCGGTAGTTTACGATCTAATCTCAGAAGGACCTATAGAAGGTTTAAAAAATGACCTCGGCTCAGTATATTTAAATGATACTCCGTTAGTAGACCCAGCAGCTTATGAAATTATAAAACCAAGAAGAATAGAAGTAAGAACAACTGCAAGTTCTACAACAATTTCTCAGGCAAGCGGCTCAAATGACTTCACAACAGTAGGAAATTTAGCAAATGACGGAGTATCTGGACTAAATTTAGGGGATAGATATATTCGAATTAGAGGAGCTGCTGGTACTGACAGCACTTGTTCAACTACTGCTAATAGTAGCACTATTACTACAACAAATTCATTTTTTGCAGATTCACATATTTCACCGTCTACTTATGGTGAATTACCAATAAAAGTAAGAATATCAGGAGCTGGACCAAATGGCTCCACTTATGTAGGAACACTTATATCAAGAACAAGCGGAACTTCTGCAGTAGTAAGCCCTGCAGTTTCTACTACTGTTTCAAATGCTACAATAACTGTCGATTTAGTAACTAAGATAAATTCTATAAATACAGGGTCAAATACAATAGTAGTTGCTAATGCTCCAAATGTATCTTTAACTGATGTTTCCGCACAGATATCTTCTCCTGCAAGAATAAAAGAAGATTTAAGAGATTTAACTAATTTTAAAAATACAGGAGTTGCTTTTAGAAAAGGAACAAGACTACAAGGTGCGGTCACACAAATTGCAGGACTTGGAAATTCTACTTTTACAATAAATCCTAATATAGAAATAACTCAAAATGATTTATATAATAACGTATCAACTTCATTAGGAACAACATATAATGATGATGAATTACAAGAGCCTAGCCAAGACCAAGGAACTGCAAATGATACAGTAATTACTTCAACTGGAGTTGGATCTTTAAGTTTAAACATGTCAGATCCTCAAGACACTGATGAAGTAAAAATTACTTTTTCTTTTCCTCAATTATATGATTTAAGAAATAGTTCAGGAGCAAAAGGACCTGGATTTGTAGAATTTCAAATATGGTTTGAGTACTCAAGAGACGGGGGAAGTAGTTATACTAGTAGATTAGCTTTTGGTCCTTCGAACGATGAAATAGTAAATAGAACAGGATATATAGAAGGCGGTAGAGTTAATTATAAGCAAGATAAAGCTCAAAAATATCCAAGTAATGGATATATAAGATCAAAATCTTTTTCTAAATTTATTGAAGAATTTATAATAAATACAGAACAGTTTCAACCTTTCGATAGATGGAGAGTTAGAATAAGAAGAATAAATGATGTTAACTATAAAGATTTTAGTTGGCAACAATTTAATCAATCATATTTACAACAAGTTTCAGCAACAATAAAAGATAAATTAAGTTATCCTTACGCAGCATATTCAGCTTTAGTATTTAATGCAGAAGATTTTGAAGGAAGATTGCCTACAAGAGGTTATGAAATAAAAGGTAAACTTATTAAAGTTCCAACAAATTATTTTCCTGCAGGGTCAAGAGATAATGATGGAGTAGAAGTTTTAGTTCCTTCCTATAAACGAAATATTATTTCAGGAGTAGAAGAATCAGAATATCAAAAATGGGATGGTAATTTTAGAGGAGATAAAACTACTTTTAATGAAACAAGTGAGAATTATAATCCAGTGTATTGTAATAACCCAGTATGGGTATATTATGATCTATTAACAAATACTACTTATGGATTAGGAAAATTTATAGATGAAGACCTAGTTGATAAATATACTCTATACAGAATAGCACAATATTGTGATGAACTTGTTCCAGATGGAGAAGGAGGACTTGAACCAAGATTTACATGTAATTTATATTTACAGTCAGCAGCAGAAGCCACAAAAGTACTTACAGATGTAACTAGTATATTTAGAGGTATGGCTTTTTGGATTGACGGTCAGATGATTGCAACTTGCGATAGACCACAAGAACCTATTTATACCTTTACAAAAGGTAATGTTGTTGGGGGCAGTTTTTCCTATACAGGAACGAGTGAAAAATTTAGAACAAATCAAGTAAGAGTAACTTGGAATGATCCTGAAGATATGTATAAACAAGCTGTTGAAGTTGTCGAAGACTCTCAGAATATATTTGAAACAGACAGAATTATTGCAACCGATATAGTTGCTTTTGGAACAACATCCAGACAACAGGCACATAGATTAGGAAAATGGAGACTTCTTTCCGATACTTTAGAGAAAGAAGCCGTATCTTTTGTAACAAGTATTGCTGCAGGATTTTTAAAACCTGGAGATATAATTAATGTTCAAGATTCTAATAGAGGCTCTAAAATTCAATTTAGTGGTAGAGTATCAAATACAGGAACTATAAGTACGACTGTTATTCCCTTAGATAGAGAAGTAACTCTTGCAAGTGGCATAGATTATACTCTTTCCTTAATATTTCCAAAAGGCGGAGCGTATATTGACGACGATAGAGCAGTATCTTTTACTATTGGAGGGCTACCTCAAAGTTTAGATACTTTAAGTGGAGGATCTGGCTATACAGATGGAGATTATGAAAATGTTTCTACAAGTGGAGGAACAGGAAATGATCTTACTGTAGATGTTACAGTTTCAGGTGGTACAGTAACTTCTATATCAATAAATAATACAGGATATGGATATACTGATAATGATGATATAACTCTTGTAGATAGTAATGGTTTAATTGGTAGTTCTGCAGCAACTTTTAAAATTAATGGAGTTGCAGACTATGGGTCAACTTTAACAGATGGAGACTTAGTTCCTTTTATTATTACTTCAGAAGGTGCTTCAAATTTAAGAGATTCTTCTGATGTTTATATTCAAAATCATTGGTCAGAAAATGCTAGAGTAGAACAAAAACCAATTTCAACAAGTGCAGGAACAGTTTCAAGTTTAACTGTTTCTTCTGCTTTTTCCTCTA